TTGGGAAGTAACTGCAGAATCTTTGGAAGATGGTGTCGAAGGTGATGCTCTAGAAGATCACTTGGTACGCTTGATGACCAACGCATTCGCAAATGATATCGAAGATCTCGCTATCAATGGTGATGGTTCAACAGGAGCATTCTTGTCAATCATGCCAGGCTTTATTAAGAAGACCAAAGATGGTGGAGCACATGAGTCAGTAGTGACCGTAGCAGATAATGCTTGGACACCTGATGTAATGCAGGGCATCATCAATGCAATGCCACGTAAGTACCGTGCACTTAAGAACAATCTTAAGTTCTACGCAGGTACAGACGTATTCGGTGGAATCGTTAAGAATAACGGTACACTTGCTGATGCAGTTGCTGAAGCGTTTGCTGGACAAATTCCAGGAAGCACTCAAGCAAACCGTCAGTCATACCTTGATGGTATCGGACAGACATTCGGTGGAGCACGTACAACTCGTGTTCTCGGAATTGAAGTTCAGGAAGTTCCTTACTACCCAGCAGGCTATGTCGACTTGACATTCCCAGCAAACCGTGTATGGGGATTCCAAAGAGACATCACTGTAAACCGTGAATACGTAGCAAAGAAAGACACGATTGAATACACAGTATTCGTTCGCTTCGGACTCCAGTTGGAAGAAGAAGACGCCATTTCTTACGCAGATGCTGCAGCAGACGCATAGTCTGTAACCAGTAACCTTTAATGGGGGGCGGGAGTTCACTCTCCTGTCCCCCTTAATACTTTAGTGATATAATACAAACAAGGAGGATACAATGGAAAATAATGATAACGAAATGCGATCAATACATGAATTTGTAGAAGAGCCAGTTCAAGCACCAAAGCCAGTACAGGAGCCAGCACAAGCACCAAAGCCAGTACAAGCACCAGAGCCAGTCCAAGCACCAAAGCCAGTACAAGCACCAGAGCCAGTACAAGCACCAGCAGTAGAAGAGCCAGTGCAGGCACTAGGATTTACAGCAACGGGAGCAATTGGATCAATGGCAGCAGACGGTCCTAAGAAAACTGTCAAAGTGGAAGGTCTTGGAGATAAAGTTGCTATTCACTCAACAAAAAGCGTTTATTGGTCAGAAGTCGGGTCTGTAACGAAAGGTTACAATATTGTAACAAAGCAACAGGCAGACAAGTGGTTAACTCGTAAACATATCAGAATTGCAGAACCAGAAGAAGTCAAAAAGGCTTTTGGTTTGTAAAAATGGAAATATTGAGGGTTCCGCCATACGCTAACATACCAGTTACATACACAATCCCTGCAGATGTAGTGGATGAAGATGTAACTGTTACTGTTACCGATTTGGCGGACCTTTCAATTTCTACATTAGAATTTGAAGAACTTTCAACGGGAGACACAGTAACAGTAAATCTTCCTGGAAGATATGACTCTGATTATAGAGTAGAGGTTAGTATTGATGGAGATATTGTTTCTGATACTACATACGAAATAGTTAGGCCATACGTAAACCCAACCACAAAGGGAGATACAGCATCAGACATTTCTGCTTATGCAGACAATGAAGAATTAGCAAGAGCAGTTATTGATTCAATAGTTGGAGAAGGATTTTATTATAAGAAAAAGGTTTTAAATTTTACAGGAACTGGATCAGACTACCTACCTATCTGGGATGATGTAAAAAAAGTTTTAACGGTATATGAAAATAACAAATTGGTAACAGATAGAGAATATGAAGTAACTTCAGATAAAACAGCAATTGTTGAAAAATCAACAGACAACATTAATCGTGCAGAGTCAGCCCCACTAGTATTGCCTGCAGCGTCTTCTGATTCTTTAGACCCACAATTTATTTATAGAGGATTTGGAAAAACTTGGGACTACAGAATAACAGTTGAATATGGACACACATCTGTTCCATCAGATATTGTTAAGGCAACAGAGATGCTTGTCCATGACATAGAGTGTGGCAAGTTAGATTATTACAAGAGATTTATTTCTTCATACAACACAGATCAATACAGAATTCAATTTGACAAAGGTTTATTCGAAGGAACAGGAAACATACTTGTAGACAAGATACTTTCGAAGTATACCAAGTCTATTACAAAACTTGGGGTGTTGTAATGACTGTTTGTGAAACTCCAGATTTTATGTTTCCAATGCAAGCCTCTCTTTATCATCCAATTGTTGAACAGGGTGACTTTGGAGCAATTAAAAAGCAATGGGTTTTAGACAGAACCTTTGCTTGTAGTCTTTCATCAGGAGGCTCAGCATTTAAAGAAGAAGTAAAGCCGAATGTAAATATTACCCAGAACACTATTTTAGTTGGAAGAACAAAATCAGACATTAGAATATCTTCTAGAGATAGCAAGAATTCTTTAACTAATATTCTTATAACAGATGTAAAAGATCAAGAAGGAAACTTGGTTTATTTAGAAACCTCTGGCCCAAGATCTGGCAAAGGGACACTATTTGAGATAGCCACCTATGAACCTTTTGTAGGACCATTTGGAGTAGTAGAATCATACAACTTAATTATAAGAAGATCAGAAAATCAAACAGGTGATGTATGAGAGCAGTATTTAATTCTATGCAATTTAAAAAAGATATGAGCAATATTGTTGACTACTCTGTTGGATTTTTAGAGGGCATTCATAGAGGAAAAACCGTATTTTTAAAAACACTAGGATTAGAAACAGTAGAACTTATGAAAGAATTTATAGACTCAAATGCCAGGGTAAATCCAGAAATGCTACACCATATTTATGAGTGGCATCAAACAGGAAGCCCCAGTGCAAGACTATATGACATATCATATACAACTAGTCAATTAGGGCTATCCTTTAAATCATCTTTTAGCCAATCAACATCAATTAAAAATGGTTCCAGAACTCCATTCTACGACAAGGCAAGAATTATGGAAGAAGGAATTCCAGTTACAATTAGACCAAGGCTTGCTCAGGCTTTAGCGTTTGAGGATAATGGAGAAATGGTGTTTACAAAAAATGAAGTTAGAGTTGATAACCCTGGAGGAACTGCAGTAGAGGGTGGTTTTGAAAAGGTGTTTGACATGTTCTTTAATAGATACTTTTCTCAGGCATTCTTAAGAGTAAGCGGAGTTGCTAAATATCTTGAAAATCCAATAGTGTATAAAAAAGATATGCCCGCAGGAAAGAAAATGGGAAGATCAAAAGGAATTTCAACAGGCTATCGCTGGATTGCTAACGCAGGGGTAGGTGCATAATGACTGCAGTAATTCATCATCCGCCTACAATTATTAATAAGTATCTTGCAGAACACATAGACCCTGGCTTCGGCGCTTCAGGCACAACATATTTTTTCCCAACACTTCCAACACAAATAGATGCACTTACAGAGACATTTCCAGACAGTAACGGAGTGTTTGGTGTATATGACAGAATGTTTAAAATGAGAAGAACTCCTTTTCCATATATTAAGTGTGAGCAATTGTTATACTATTTTTACTCAATAGGAAATGATGCACAAAGAAATATGGTCATAACTCAGCAACAGGTAAGTGACTTACTTGATAATGGGGATGACTCAGCAAAAGACCTTAATGAATGGGCTGCAGCAAATTCTGAACTTTGGTCAGGAGAGTCTAAGCCATGTTTCTTCCACAACTTTAAGATCTACCAACTTGAAGAGACCAGAGATATTGTAGACTTTGGCACAGCCCGTACTTATGCGGGGAATAAAATTATCATTGACTACGACTGGCACCCAGTAAATCCACAATAAAAAGGCAGTATAATTAGGGTGAGGAAACAAGCCCTTTTTTAATAAAATGAAAGAGGTGAAAAATATGGCATACAGCCGTGGTTCAAGTAGTAACATCATCGTAGGTGCAGCAGCACTATTTACGCATGATGCAGGTCCAATCGGACTTGACAGCGCAGGAAAGATTACTGATCTTCAAGCAGGAACAGATCTACCAGCATTCACAGCATCAACAACATCTTATAAAGAAACTGTAGATGCAGATGAAGATTACACAAACGTAGGCTACACATCAAATGGTCTGGAACTCGCATTCCAGCCTGATTTCGGTGAAGTAGCAGTAGATCAACTTCTCGACGTTGCTCGTTTATTCAAGCAAGGTATGACAGTTAATCTAAATACATCTTTCGCAGAGGCAACACTAGAAAACCTTCTAGTAGCAATTGCAGCAGATGACACAGATCTCACATCAGCATCAGGAGTTTCACAACTCAAGATGTCTGCAGGAGATATTGGTGACGTTCCATTGGAGCGTGGCCTTGTAGCAGTAGGTCCAGGATCTGGTTCCGCTGCAACACCAAAGGAAAGAATTTATGTTGCATACCGTGCACTCTCAATTGAGAATGTTACAGTATCAGCAAAGCGTGATGAGGCTTCAATGTTTGAAGTATCATTCCGTCTTCTTCCAAACGATGACGCATCATACGGTAGAATCGTAGATCGTTCACTCGCATAATACAACTTAATAGGACTAGCCCAGACCCTTGAAAGTCTGGGCTTTTCCATTTCCATTTGGTATACTTGTATAATGGCAACAAGCATTTATGAAAAAATAAAGTTTAGTCTTATAGATGGCACAGTCATTGATGCTGGGCCACTTAAAATAAAATATCTTAGAGAGTTCTTAGAAATTTTTGAAACTATAAAAAAGGCAAAGTCAGACGATGAATCTATCTCTATTTTGGTTGCATGCTGTTTGGTAACAATGAAACAGTATGCCCCACATATTAAGACCTTAGAAGATGTTGAAGATAATTTAGACCTTCCAACCATATATAAAGTAATTGATATTGCAGCAGGAATTAAAATAAATCAAAAATCAGAAGAGCCAGTAAAGTCTCAGGCAGTAGATAGTGGTTCTTCATGGGAAACTTTGGACCTTGCAAAACTTGAATCAGAAGCATTTCTTATAGGCATATGGAAAGACTACGAAGAACTAGAAGAATCTCTTTCAATGCCAGAACTTACAGCAACGATTAAAATTAAAAGAGAGTTAGACTACAGTGATAAAAAATTTGCTGCTGCTATGCAGGGAGTAGATCTTGATAAAAATTCAGGGAATTCAAATGCATGGGAAGACATGAAAGCCAAAGTATTTAGTGGTGGTAAGGCTACGGATGGAAAAGACATACTTGCTTTACAAGGAAAGAATGCAGAAAAGGCTGGGTTTGGAATTGGAATGGGTCTTACTTATGAGGTTTACGAATAGCAAAAAATATGACTTCGCTATGGTATAATTAACTAAACCTTATAAGGAGGAATAGATGGCAACTGCCACAGAAGAAAAAACAGTAACTTTGATCGATGGAACCAAGATCAAGGTAAGACCACTAAAAATCTCACTACTTCGTCCGTTTATGAAGAAGTTTGAAGATATCGCAAAAGTAGCAGAAGACAATGAGAAGTCAATGAATCTACTTATGGAGTGCGTACAAATTGCAATGCAACAATACAAGCCAGAATTGGCAGAAGACAAGGAAGCCCTAGAAGAAAATATAGACCTTCCTACAGTATATAAGATCGTTGAAGAGGCATCTGGAATTAGACTTTCAGACGCTACTCTACTTGGCAATCTTGTAAACAATTAAATAAAAAGAGGTGTTAATGGATGGCTGATGTTCAATCCAATATTCATGTAAATATTGATACGTCGGATGCTCTAGCAAGTTTAAAACTTCTACAGCGTCAAATATCAGCCTTCCACACACAGATGTCGAAGTCTGGCGCAGCAGCGTCAGCGGTAGCAGCAAATCAAGCACAGAACTTGATGAACAGCATAAATGCAACTGGACAATTCCAGGCAACTATGCGAAAAGTAGCAACAAGTACCGAACACTTTACTAATTCTTTAGAAAAAAACAAGTTAACATCTAGAGAGTATTTTAGATACACTGGCGCAGCCACAAAAACTTTCGGTAGATTATTTAAATCTGAATTTGAAACAATAAACAAAGTTGCACGAGAGCGTGTAAAAGATATCCAGACTCAGTATATTAAGATGGGTAGAGGCGCCAACGGCGCTCTTCAGGCTATTGCAGTAAGACCACTTACTCTAGACATGAAAAATCTTGCCACGCAAACAGCGATGGCAGCACAAAGACAGCAACTATTAAATCAATTATTAAAGCAAGGATCTACAAACCTTCTAAATTTTGGTAAGAATACACAGTGGGCTGGCCGTCAGTTGATGGTTGGTTTTACAGTTCCATTAATGTTGCTTGGCTCTGCTGCTGCAAAAACATTTATGAAACTTGAAGAGCAGGCTATTCGGTTTAAGCGTGTTTACGGTGAAATGTTTACAACAAAAGAAGAAACAGATAAGATGGTTTCAGATATTCAACTGCTTGCAAAAGAATTTACTAAGTACGGCGTTGCAGTAGAAAAGACTATGGAGATGGCTGCTAACGCAGCAGCAATGGGTAAGGTAGGAGAAGACTTAAAGGCTCAAGTAATGGAAGCAACTCGCCTTGCTGTTCTTGGTGGTGTTGAGCAAGAACAGGCACTTGAAACAACTATTTCTGTAACAAATGCGTTCGGTGTTGCAGCAGAAGATTTAGCAAACAAAATTGACTTCCTTAACGCAGTTGAAAACCAAACTGTAGTATCTATTGAGGACTTAACAATTGCTATTCCAAAGGCTGGACCAGTTGTAAGACAACTTGGTGGAGATGTACAAGATCTTGCATTCTTCTTAACTGCAATGAAAGAGGGCGGTATCAATGCATCAGAAGGTGCTAACGCACTTAAGTCTGGTCTTGCATCTTTAATTAACCCATCTGAAAAAGCATCAAAAATGCTTGGTGATCTTGGCATAAACATCAAGGGTATTGTAGAAGCAAATCAGGGAGATGTAGCAGCAACCGTAGTTAGTTTTGCACAAGCACTCGATACCCTAGATCCTTTAAATCGTGCAAGAGCAATCGAGCAACTGTTTGGAAAGTTCCAATTTTCAAGATTATCGACACTGTTTCAAAATGTTGTTAAAGAGGGAACTCAGGCAAGTCGTGTTTTAACATTAACAAAAGCAACTACAGAAGAACTTGCAATTCTTTCAGAGCGAGAATTAGCAAGAATAGAGGAGTCAACAACTTACAAATTTAAGAAATCTATGGAAGATTTAAAGGTAAGTCTTGCACCAGTTGGAGAACAGTTTTTGAAAGCATTAACTCCTGTTGTTGAATTTGTTGGAAAGGTTTTAGAAAAGTTTAATAACCTAGGAGATGGCAGCAAAAGGTTTTTAACAGTCATGACAGTTGCCCTTGGAGCAATTGGACCTATCGCACTCATGTCATTTGGTCTACTAATGAATGGTCTTGCTAATATAATCAAGTTATTTACAGCCTTAAAGTCTACATTTAATAGGGCTGGATCATCAACACAAATACTTGGAAATCAAACAGACTATTTAACTAAAGAGCAACTAGAGGCTTCTGCGGTTGCAGCATCTCTTGATCAAGTTCATCAAAGACTAAGACAAACTTTTACATCTGAAACTGCAGCAGTAAACGCCTTGGCTTTAGCATATAGAAATGCAATTGCAGCGCAAGTAGGGTTTGTTGGACCAGTAGGTAGGGCTGGCAAGGGTGCATCACAAAGCCTAAAATATGGAAAAGGTACTAAAAGAGTTCCAGGTCGAACAAGTGCAGGAGATGTTGTTCCAGCGTTGCTTACTGGTGGTGAAGCGGTTATTCCTGCACAAGCAGCACAAGACCCAGCAAATAGACCAGTAATTGCTTCTTTAGTTGAACAAGGAACTGCTACACCTAAAAACAAAAAAGTACGACCAAAACCAGAAACAGTTTTTGCACATGCAACGCAGCCACAAAAGATGCAAACATCAAATATCCCTGATGAGTTTAAAGATACTAGAGAAGTTCTTAGCGGAAGAGGAATTGAAAAGTCATTAGGATATCGTGGTCTTGGCTTTGATATACCAGAAGTGATGAATGAAAGACTTAAGTATAACGATGTCAATGTAAGAGATTATGTAGCAGAACTAAGTAAGCCTAGAGCAGTAGAAACAATGGTTTCTAGACTAATGAAAGAAAATGGATTAAGTGCAACTGAAGCAGAAAAGGTAGCAAACAAGATACGTAAAAATCTAATTCTATCTTTACAAGGATTGCCAGAAAACACAAATATAGGTGATAAAACCATTTATTCAAGAATGGGTAATCTTAAAACAGGTATTATGGGTGGTCTTGCACGAGATCCAAAGTATGCGTCTGCAATTCAAGAAATTTATAAAGTTGTTGGGGTAGGTGGCGCATCTGCCTCAGTTATAAAATATGATGCAAAGAAGATGTCTGTAGAAGACGTTGTAAAAAATATAAAAACTTATACACCGTCTACAAATAAAGCAGCAATTCAAGCACTGGAAGATCTTGCTAAAAAATCACCAGGAATGATGCTTGATGTTAAAAGAGATGGAAATATAGTTACTCATTATGAAAGGCCAGAAGTTCATGGAAAAACCAAATTTCCAAATGACCCAGATAAATGGACATTATCAGTCAAAAATGTAAATGCATCTAGACAAGTAGATCCAAAGACTGGTGAACCAAAGATGAAGCCTGGAAGATCAGGTGGAGATACTGGTGCTGTAAAAGTTGGTGGTACTGCAGGAAAACAGATGCTTGAACAAGCAAGAGCAGTTCTTCAAGGATTAACAGCAGAAGATATAGATGGTAGACCAGTTACAACCTACGGAAAGCAACTTGAAAAGGGTACTGGATATAGCAATGTCGCTGCTCGTGACGCATCTGGAGTATTTTTAACAGAAGATGGTAAAAAGGTATATGTAAAGCCAATGCCTGATTTGCGAGCAGCGCTTGCAGAGCAAAGAGCAACAGAGATAGCAAGAAGTGTTCACGGTCTTGAGTCACCAAGACAAGAACTTAGAGTTATCAAAGACCCCTTTACTGGCAAAACAATGTTTGCTCTTGAATCTGTTTATGATTCAAAATTTACCCCAAAAGAATTATCAAGTAATTTTAGCAGGCAAGAATATTTCAGGCAGTTGGTGGCAGCGAACCTTCGTGGAGATAGCGATTTAAAGAAGGGTAATTTAGGTGGAAATAGACTAGTAGATGTTGGTAGGGCTGGAGTATTAGATAAAGCATCTGGAGCAAGAGGATATGCAGAAAGAATGCCATCAATGCTTGAGATGGCAGAAAAGAATTTAAGTGGAGTAAAGGGGCCAACAGCAGGAGGCTCTCCTTTCTGGTTTGGCAATGCAACAGCAGACATTGTAAAGAAGATGACTCCTGATGAATATCATAAAGCAATGATTGCTGAAATTGATAGAACATTACCAAAACTAAAGGAAACAATAGCAAAATTTAATCTTGGTCCAGAAGATAAAAAATATTATCAAGCAATGATAGACAGACTTGAAGAAGGTAAAAAGGTTAACTGGAGATTAATGCATGCAAAGCATAATGCTATTTTAGTAAAACCAGATGAGTTAATTGAAGATGAGAAAACTGGAAAACTAGAAAAGCCAAAGACAAGAAGAAAAACTAAAGGCGTTAAGTCAGGCAGTTCAAAAGATACAAGAGAAATGAATAAGCCACCAAAAGGCAAAAAAGTTGTTCAGGGCCCTAGAGGTGTCAAAGTTCCTGGTTTTTCAGAGGCTCCATTATCTTCTCAAGAGGTAAAAGAAAGAATTGCTAAAGAACACTCTCAAGCAAAAGCAGCAGCATCTAGAACTGCACTATATGGTTCAGGACCAATAGACGCTCAGCAAAAATCTTTAAGGCGTCAACTACAAAAACTAGAAAAAAATGGAAAAACATTAAGCACTGTGGCATCAAAAGTTGCAGTTACACAAAAAGTTGTAACAGACAACATGACAAACAATGTTAAAAAACAGGGCTTAGCAGCAAAACTACAGCAAAAAATTGATGCAAGACGAGATGCAAAAGCAAAAGCAAAAGCAGCAGGCACTGCAAGGCCTGGCATAGGAATGGGCGGAGCAGCAATGGGTGTTGCTGGTATAGCAATGGTTGGATCAATGATTCCAGGTTCAGTTGGAGAAATGATGCAAAAACTTATGATGCCATTAATGGGTCTTGCAATGATTCTTCCAATGCTAGGAAGCAAGATGGGAGTAGTAGCGGTTGCAGCAATGGCTGTAGTTGGTGCTATTGCAAAATTAAGAATGGAATTTGATAAAGCACAAGATGAGGCTATAAAGTTATCAACTACTATGGGATCTGGAAAAGATGCTATTAGAGATTATGCAAAGTTTGCTGGCAAAGTAAGCGCTGGAGAAATTATGGAAAGACGTAGTCAAGAAAAGTTTGGTATGCTTGGTGCAAAGCCTGGAAAAACAACATTTGGAGAATCTTTTGTACAAAGTGAAACTGGCAAAGCCTTAATGTCTTCAACAACTGCCAGATTAAAAACAGGGGATCAAAAGGGAGCAACACAAGACTTAACTAATCAACTAATGACTAGTATTTTATCTGGAGCCATAGATGCAGCACAAGCAAAATCTATAGCGTTAAACATAGGTCAAAAAACTGGAAACTATGGTTTAGGTTTTGCTGTAACTGCTAACATAAATGAAATAATAGGTCCAAATGGAGAAAATTTAGAAAAAGAGCCACTGCAAATTAGAGTAAACTTAATTAATCAAAAAGCAAAACAAAGTGAAGATATCTTTAATCAGATGCAAGGAAAGTCAGGGATTGGCACTGTAGGTCTTGGAGCACTTAATCCTAAAGTAGGGATAGGTGCTGCTGCTGGAGCAGGTGCTGCTGCTGGAGCAGGTTTAGGAGCAGCAGCGGGAGCAGCGGGAGGAATCTTTGCACCAATTACTGTTCCTGCTGGAGTGCTTATTGGAACAGGCATCGGCGCAACTATAGGTGCAGTCGGAGGATATTTTGCTCAAAAAGATTCAAACAAAAAAACAGCAGCAATGTCTGGTGCCGTAGTTGGTTCTCAAAGAGGACAACTAGAGCAGCAACAAGAACTCATGGACTCTCTAGACCTATACTATCAGAAAAAATTAAAAGAACTTGAAGTTGAAGGCAAGATTGCAGAAATGAAAGAAATGCAAAAAGACTATGATGCTGATAGGCTGGCATTGTCAGAAAAAGGAAAAGATATAAACAAATCAATTATTGAACAGTATAGCCAAACAAAAGGAAACGTAAGATCTGCTATGGATACTGGCGTAGATAAAATGATAACTCAAAGATACAAGGGAACTGATGAAGTCCAGTATCTCGATGCCTCAAAAGCACTCCTTGAAGATTCTGGATTAACTAAAGAGCAACAGTACTTAATTAAAGTTAAAATGTCTACTGGAGAACTTACTCCAAGCCAACAAGTATTTTTGTTTAGCAACTTTGGGGATAACAAAGAAGTTAAAGAACAATATATGAAAATCATAACTGAATTCAGTGCAAGAACTGGCGATGAAGCAACAAGAGTTATGGGCATGTTTTCAAACCCAGATGGAACCCCAAACACTAAACTACAAGCAGAGTTTATAGCAAATGTTTCTGAAAAAACAAACGACGAACAAGCATCAAAATATATAGACTTCTTTGCTGAAGTAGCAAACACTGGTGGAGTATTTGATATGACTGCTGCACTAAATTACTACATAGCAAATCCAGAAGTAGCAGAAAAAACTCAGGGAATCATAGACAATATTGAAAAAAATGAAGGCAAATTAAACCTAGATGTTATGACTAATTTCTTACCAGAAAACGTAATGGGTCAAATTGATACAGATTACTTTAATAAACTTTCTCAAGATGAAAGGCTTACATATCTTAAAGAAATTGCCACAATTGTAAACATCCCAGACGCAGTAATTGAAGCAGATCCAGACTTTAAAAAATGGCTTGACGAGGGCGCTTTGTACAATGGCGAGAGTTATAAGAGTAAAAGCATAGCAGAGCAAATTTTTGCCTACAGACAATTTCAACCTTATAAAGTAACTCAAGCCGCAATTGAGCAAGCAGCCACACTTGATCCAGACAAAACCAAAGGCACTGGAAAGGGTCCAGACGCTTCACCATTAGATGACCTACTAAAGAAACTAAGAGATGTTCGCAAAAATACCATAAAGGTTACTAAGGGTTTTGATGCTTCGTTTAAATCATTAAACAAAATATTTGGTGGTAAAAAAACTATTGAAGTTTTCAGCGGTATTGAAAATGATATGAGACGACTAGGAGCAGGAGAAGACCTAATCGAACTTATTGTTGGAATGGATCCAGATGAATTTGAAAAACAAAAAAATAAATTATTTAAGTTTAAAAACGGTGAAATTGTAGCATTAAAAGACGGGGCCAAGAGTATTGGTGATGCTCTTCAGTCTATTGCTCTTGGAGATTTTGTAAGCGATCAAGATAGAATGGTCAAGAATATTGCAAATCAAAATACTGCTCTTGCAAGACTAAAGGCTGCTGGTGTTGATGGCTCTGTTGCTTTAGATATGGTAGCAAAGTCTTCAACTGCTGCAGCAATTGCTAATAATAAACTATCAGATAAACAACTTCAAAAAGTTATTAAGGCAGCAAACAGATCAGCAAAAGAACTAAGACAGATGGCTGCTGTAGAGGCCATTCAAGGAGATGTTAAGGATTTACAGAATAGGTCTAACCTTTACGACAAAATCATAAAAAATATTGGACAATATAACCAAGCCGAAATAGAAGCAATACTAAACAGCCCAGCATTGACAGAAGGATTACTTACTGGTGCTTCAAATTTTGCAGAAGGACTAAAAAAGGAATTAGAGCAAAAGAAAATTGAACTTAAGATTAAAACCTTGACTATAGAAGGAATGCAAAATATATTTGATACTGGTTTTAGCAATGCAATGGAAGCCTTTGATGTACAAGAAACACAACTAAGACTTGATTTTAATATTAAGAATAAGCCGCTTATGGACGCTATTAAACTTGCTGAAGAGCAAATTGCTGTGGCTCAAGAAAAAATACGAATACAAGAAATTGGACTAAAAGAAATTGAAGACCAAGAAGAAAAGGTTAATGAGAAGTACGATAAAAGACTTGAGGCTTTAGACGAAGTTGAGAAAGCAAACGCATCAATATCTCAACAGCAAAAAGGACAGTTAACTCTTGCCGAAGCCTTAACATCTGGAGACATTGCTGCTGCTGCTCGTGCAGCCCAGGAAATGAGAGCACAACAGGCTGCAGATGCTGTTACAAAACAAAAAGAGGCTTTAGAACAATCTAGGGAATATGAACTTTCACAATTAAGATCAGCAGATGGACGAAGCAGAATTGAAATTGAAAAAGAGATTAAAAAATTACAAGATGAAATTTATGAAATTGAACAAAAGAGTCTTGAGCCTAATAGAGAAACATTAAGACTTAACGAACTTGCCCTAGAAAAAGCAATCGAGGGACTGACCGTTCTTGGAAAAACAAAAGAGCAATGGGAACAGATTAAAAATGCTGTTGACCTTGCAAGAATAGCAAGTGCAGATTTTATTAAGTCAATGCAAGATGCTTTAAATATACAACAAAAACTTATAAACTCTTATCAAACACAACAAGTAAGCACAGATCCAATTATTCCCGAAAAGACAACTGTTTGTCCTTCTGGCTATAGGTTGGTTGGAGACAAATGTATTAAAGAAGGAACAACAGAAACAGTTTGTCCTTCTGGCTATAAGTTGGTTGGAGAAAACTGCATCAAAGAAGGAAATATTATTAGTAATTCAACAGCAGAAACACCTGCCGAAATTGCTCGTCGAGAAGTAGTTAGTAAGATGAATCCAAGCGCATTAGCAGCACAGGAAAGCGGTGCAATTGGTGCAGCATCTATTGCAAGACAAGTCGCAGCATATGATCAAATGATAAAAATTCAAAATTCATATGCTCAACATCAAGCAAAAGAACGTGCCGAAGCAGCAGCAGCCGATGCAAAGGCAGCACAAGCAAATGCGAGTGGACCAGGATTCTTTGATAGGTTTAGGGCAAAGGGCGGAATGATTGAGCCACTATATAGACCTATGGGTGGACTAATTCCTTATTTCTTAAATGGTGGGTTTGCCAAGGGCACAGACACAGTTCCAGCCATGCTAACTCCAGGAGAGTTTATAATGAGTAAATATGCTGTTGACTCCTATGGCCTAGACAATATGAAAAAAATAAATAGTGGAGAATCTATTGGTGGATCAGTGTATAATAATACATATGCATTAACAGTTAATGCTAAAACAAATGCAAATCCAAATGAGATTGCTCAGGCAGTAATGTCAACAATTAAACAGGTTGATGATAGAAGAATTAGGGGGGTGGCAATAAGTGGCAGGAGATGAGTTAGATCCTAGAGTTGTATACATGCAGGGTCGTAAAAAATACAATAGACCTAGCGGTATGCTTTGGTCAGAAAATTCTGGAACTTTGCAAGATGGCTTATACATCCCATATGGCTATGAAATCGGGGTAGACCCAGAGGTTGTAGAAGATGATACATTGCTAGACCAGTTCTTGTTAATTACAGATGACAATAGACAGCCAATTGAATTTTCACAAGAGCGCATTGAAAAGCGGGAAAGAATGATCAATGGTCGTATGCGTTCATATCATATTGCAGATAAACTTAAGTTAAGCACAAGTTGGGAACTTATTCCATCAAGATCTCATGCAGATGTTCCACATTTTGATGTTTCTACGGGATTGTCTGCAGTTAAGTCATATACAACAGATGGCGGAGCAGGTGGAGCAGATATGCTTGAGTGGTATGACTCTCACAAGGGTTCATTTTGGGTATTTCTTGCATACGACAGAAAAGGAATATTTAAAGGAACTGCAGACCCATACGATCACCTAGGCCAATACAATCAGTTAATAGAAATGTTTATTAGTGATTTTTCATACTCTGTTGAAAAACGAGGAGCAAACTTTGACTACTGGAATGTATCAATAAGTTTGGAAGAGGTATAATGTTTGAAGACAAAGACCTACAAACATTCCTAGAGACTTCTCCAACTGTCAGAAATAAATCGGTAGTCATAGCAGAATGGAACATGAACATTCCAACCAATATAAAACATATTGGAAACTATAGGTATAGGCCAACACAGACATCCACCGTCTACTCT